GACAACAGCTACACGTGGTGCCTATGATGATCTATTCAAACGTATTGAGATCACTGAGCCTATCAAACAAGAGATCGCAGAGGATACGTTATCACAATTGTTCCAACAGTATGTGGGTGACCAAGTAGCAAACCTAGGCTTTGACTTTGTGAATGGTACAGAGAACAGCTTACAACCTCTACGTCAATTATTGGAGGACTTTAAAAATGATTTTACTCCTAATCTCCGCGTGGAGTGGGATGACAATAGCCTTGATACAATACTTGATGCAACAGCGTTGGAGTCCAAGTGGAAGTTTAACATATCTTCCTTGGCTCGTCGGGTGGAAGGTGTTAGCGGTGGTCATCTTGTTATCGTGGGCGCACGGCCTAATACTGGGAAAACTTCTTTTCATGCCTCTATTATAGCGGCAGACGGTGGTTTTGCACATCAAGGTGCCAAGTGTATTGTGTTGTGTAATGAGGAGGCATACACACGTGTGGCTTCACGCTACATCAGCGCATCATCTAACATGACGATGAAAGAGGTACGAGAGAACAAAGCCCTAGCACACAAGAGGTACGAACCTGTACGTCAGAATATTCAGTTCAAGGATAGCACAGGTAAGGGTATGGATTGGGTTGAGTCAGTAGTTAAGTTTGAGAAACCTGATATCGTAGTACTTGACATGGGCGATAAGTTCGCAGATATAAAGAGTGAACGTAGCGATATCACACTTAAAGCAGCAGCTATCCATTCTCGTAACATTGCTAAGCAGTATGACTGTTGTGTGATATGGATGTCACAGTTAAGCGCAGAGGCTGAAGGTAAAGCAGACCTGAATCAGTCTATGATGGAAGGAAGTAAAACAGGCAAGGCAAGTGAGGCTGACCTGATGGTATTGATAGGCAAGACACAACAGGCAGAGGGTGAGGATGAAGACCCAGTTCGTCACTTGAACCTAGCAAAGAATAAACTGAATGGATTCCAAGGTAAGATTACCTGTGTACTTGATGGTTCACGCTCAATCTATTCAGCATGAGGTGAGACATGAGACTAGTATTAGATGTAGAGAACAGCGTTACATGGCGCGATGGTAAAATTCTTAATGATCCGTTTGAGCCAGGAAATACCCTGACGCAGATTGGTATGGTCAATGCTGACAATCACGAAGAGTTACATATTGTAACATTTGATCACAATGAGAAGAAAGATACATCAGGCGCTGGGCATAAGTTAGTTCAAGAAATACTAGACATGACTGACCTACTAATCATGCACAACGGTAGCCATGATCTGATGTGGATATGGGAAGCTGGGTTCAAGTATGACGGTGCTATATGGGATACGCTATTAGCAGAGTATATCTTGCATCGTGGTGTTGAGAAGCCTTTAAGCTTAGCTGCTGTAGCAGAGACACGTGGGCTAGCTGAACAGAAGGAAGATTATCTAAGTAAGTGTATCAAGCAAGGGATCAATACAAATGAAACGGATTTACATTCTCTTAGCCTTTATCTTAGGGCTGACCTCCTCACAACTAGTGAGTTGTTCGCGGCCCAACAACGTGACTACGCAGACCCCAAGTCCAGTTCCCTTTGTAGAGTCAGAGACATTACCTTCGAAACCTGTAAAACGCTTACCCACATGCGTATGCACGGATTCAGAGTCGATGTTCAAGAGTTACAGCGAGTAAGAGATGAATTTGAAAAAGAAAAAGCAGAGATCGAAGAGAGGCTCCAAGAGAAGGTACGCTCCCTCATGGGCGATACCCCTGTTAATCTTGCATCCCCCGAACAGAAATCGCAAGTTATCTTCAGCCGCAAACCCAAAGACAAAAAAGATTGGGAGGGCTTATTTGAATTTACATCAAATGCACAAGAATTTAAAGAAGCCGTTAAAGCGAACTCCGAAACGATATTCAAGACTAAGGCGTATCAATGCGAATCTTGTTATGGTAAGGGGAAAGTTTATAAGGTAAAGAAAGATGGCAGTAAGTATGCCAAACCAAACAAATGTAAGGAATGTGATGCCCGTGGGTTTAAACTTATGGAAACAAACCAAGTCGCGGGTCTTAAGTTCACAGCCCCAAGTAAAGAATGGGCTAGCAACAGTGGCTTCTCAACATCAAAGAAGCAATTGGAAAAGCTTATGGTCACTGCTAAAAACAACAACATGGATGATGCTGTTCGCTTCCTTGGTGACCTTATGCGCCATTCTGCTGTTTCTAGTTACATTACTAGCTTTGTTAATGGTATTGATACTTATAGAAAATCAAACACTTCCTACTTACATGTACAGCTTACACAATCAATCACGCATACAGGTAGATTTTCTGGAAGAAATCCTAATATGCAAAACATGCCAAGAGGTGGTACCTTTCCTATAAAGAGGGTATTTGTCTCACGGTGGAACACTGGTAAAATTATGGAGGCCGACTTTGCCCAATTGGAATTTCGCACGGCAGCATTTCTCGCGCAGGATGACACTGCGATGGATGAAATCTCAACAGGATTTGACGTACACAGCTATACAGCAAAAGTTATCTCTGATGCAGGTCAGCCAACGACAAGGCAAGAAGCAAAAGAACACACCTTTGCACCACTCTTCGGAGCTACTGGGTATGGAAGAACTAAAGCTGAACAAGCCTACTACACACACTTCATTGAAAAGTATAAAGGTATAGCTGCATGGCACAAAAAGTTAGGTGAAGAAGCTTTACGCTTCATGAAAATAACTAACGTGTCAGGCCGACAGTATGCTTTCCCTGAGGTCACACGCCGTAGTAGCGGTACACCTACACACTTCACTATGATCAAGAACTACCCCGTGCAGGGTTTTGCCACAGGTGATGTTGTCCCTGTTGTACTAAACGAAATGCACAAACGGTTGCAGCGTATGGAGTCTTGCCTTGTGAATACAGTGCATGATTCAATGGTTGTAGATGTACATCCTGATGAAGAACAACAGGTTATACAGATGGTCAATGATATGAACAACGACTTAAACAAGTTGATCAAAGAAGCTTATGATGTAGAGATGAATGTCCCTCTATTATTAGAAGCAAAAATCGGTTCAAACTGGCTTGACACAGTTGATGTATAGTGTATAACTAAGACTCTTTTGACTCTATAGAAAGGTATAGAAATGAGTACAGAACTAGCAATCGCAACAGAGCGCGGTCAATCAATGGCAGAACTAATGGGCGTATCATCTACAGCCCCTGCTGAGTCAACACCGTCTATTGCGCGGCTTGGTATGATCCATCAACCTATCATGGGTGAGGTGGAGTACAACGGTAAAGCAATCAAAACAGAGGTTATCCCTATTGGTGCTTTTACTTTCACAAAAGGTGATACCACAGTGTATAGCACAGGTATCTCTATTCGCATCTTCGCCCAGCGCAACCAATGGCAGCGTTGGAACAGTGAGACAGAAGAGATGGAGAAATCTGTCTTGTCTAACTCATTGAATGGCGATCTAAAGGATAGCATTGGTGGTCTAAACCTAGGGCGTCCTTCAGGTTACATCGAAGATTTCCAGTCCCTACCAGAGGAAACTAAGCGGGTCATACGTAGTGTTAAGCGCGTCAAAGTATTCTATGGTACTGTAACTCTAGACAACCCTACTGATGAGCAAGGTCAGCCTGTCAGTGGTGAGTTCGTTGATGAGCCGTTTGTGATGGATGTAAAGAATCGTCAATCACTGAAGAGCATTGACTCAGTGTTGAATGGTTTGCAGCGCAAGAACGTCCTGCCAATCATGTCTACTGTTAAATTGGTAGGCGTAGAGGATAGCATCCCAACAGGTGCTAAGTTTGGTAAGATCGAAGCATCACTAGGTGATCGCATTGATATTGCTGAGGCAGACAATGGTATGCTCAAAGATTTCATTGAGCTAATTGAGTACAGCAATGGTAAGATTCTTGATCTACACCATGAACGTGCAAAGGGGCATACTGATGAAGACGAAGGGCTTGTTCAAGAAATCCTAAACAATGATTTTGTAGAGGTGGACGAGTAATGAACCACCCTGCTGAATTAGCTGTCTACAGTTTCTTGCAGAAAGCTATGGCTGGTGAATCGTCAATGACAGAGGAGGTGACCAAACAGGTTGCCTCCGATGTTGAGGCTGCGTTGAACAAACAGTTTAACTCAGGCCCACGTGACGAGTTTAAGCTACGTATGTCTAACATAGGTAAGCCTAAGTGCCAGTTGTGGTTTGAGAAGAACGATCCTAAGGACAAGACACCTCTGCCTCCACACTTCCTGATGAACATGATCCTTGGCGATATCGTTGAGGCTGTGTTCAAAGGTTTACTACGTGCTGCAGGTCAGGATTTCAAAGACAATGATCACGTTACTCTTAAGCTTAAGAATGGCAAAGAGATTAATGGTGAGTACGATATGGAAATGGATGGCAAGATTGACGATGTTAAATCTGCATCCCCGTGGTCATACAAGAACAAGTTTGCATCCTTTGATGCCCTAGCGCAAGGTGATAGCTTTGGCTACATCGCACAGCTTGTAGGGTACGCCACAGCAGCAGGTAAAGATGTTGGTGGTTGGTGGGTAGTCAACAAAGGCAATGGTGAGTTCAAGTACGTGGATGCCTCTGAGGTAGACAAAGAAGCTGTACTGGATGATATACAAAGCTTAGTAGATTACATTGATAGTGACGCACCGTTTGAGCGCTGCTTTGAGCCTGTGCCTGAGACATACTATCGTAAGCCTACAGGTAACATTGTGTTACCCAGCGCGTGTAAGTTTTGTAACTTCAAACATAAATGTCACCCTACTCTAAAGACAGTGCCTAGCTTAGCCTCTAAGTCAGCAAACCCACCAGAAGTAGATTATGTTTTTATAGGAGATGGAAATGCCTAAGATTGTTGTGAATGATAAAGAACTATATACAGATGATTTTAACGAAGAGCAGATGAAAATCTATGAAGAGATCATATTTGCTAAAGAGATTTATGATCGTCTAAAGTATCAGCTACAAGTTTTAGAACTTCGTATGTCTGGTTTATCTACAGAGCTTTTACCAAAAGAGAATGAAGCAGAGAGTGATGAAGAGACATCATCTTAAACGTACATACCGTAGTGGCCTCGAAGAGGAGGCCGCTGCATTTCTAAAATCTAGGCAGAAAAAGGTAGAGTACGAAAAGCTTAAGATAGAATGGGAAGACCTTAAGTATCGAACATACACCCCAGACTTTGAGTTAGACAACGGTATCATAATAGAAACAAAGGGTATCTTTAGCGCAGGAGATCGCAGGAAGCATGTTGAAATACAAAGGCAGCATCCTACATTGGACATTCGCTTCGTTTTCAGTAATGCTAATGCAAAGCTTTACAAAGGTGCTAAATCTAGGTATTGCGATTGGTGTGAACAAAAAGGTTTTAAGTGGGCGCACCGCGTGATACCAGAGGGTTGGTTACTTGAAAAGGGTAGTCGCATGAAAGAGCAACGATTAAAAGTGAAGCGGAGATCATAATGTCTTATGAAGTAAAACCAGGTGAGATTGCAATTGTCTTACGTCCTATGGAGGATACCAATGGTGATTGGTCTGGTAAGTTAAACACAGGTCTTATCTTTGGTCCTGAGAAACATGAAGACGCTATGCGTATGGCACTAGATATTGCTATCACTATGGCGGCAACAGAGCGTTTCTTAGAAGACTATCCTGAGTTTATGGAAGATTATGATTATTATAAAAACCTACTCTTACAGGAGATATTTCCAGATGCACACGCCGCTGCAGTAGCAGAGGTAGAAGCTGAAGAAGGTTACAAAACTGAGGGCAACGTAATACGCCTCAGTAGATGGACAAAGACAGAGGGAAGCGCATGAAGATTGAACCTACTTTAACTACAGTTACATTTGAAGACAGTACTGACCCAGTAAACAAACCTTCACATTACCGCATGGGTGATATTGAATGTATTGATTACATCAAAGATACAAATACGAAAGAGGGATACGAAGGTTATTTGGAGGGTAACGCTAAAAAGTATCTACACAGACATAAATACAAGGGTAAGCCTGTCGAGGATATTAAGAAGTGCATATGGTATTTACAGCACTACCTAATGGAGCTAGAGCGCAAATGAAAAAGTTCAGCATCACGTTTGTTGTAGAGATGGATGAAGAAAATAATATACTATCCTCGTTTGATGATAGTCATGAAGAAGATGTATATGATCTAATCACTAATGTTATGTATGACGTGGATGATGTAAAGATAGACAATCTAGTAGTAAAGGAAAGAGCATGATAAGCCGTGAAGACATCGAAGCGTTTCAGTATTATCAGGGAGATTATATTAATATGGAAATGAACGACTATCAAGAACAGGCTGCACAAACTGCTATCTATAAAGCAGAACATGCAGTGATCTACCCAGCGCTGGGTTTAGCTGCTGAAGCTGGTGAAGTAGCAAATAAGGTAAAGAAAATCCTACGTGACGGTACCTTTAATCGTGAAGCTATTGCAGACGAGGTAGGAGATTGCCTGTGGTATATTGCTGCTCTGTGTCGTGACCTAAACGTAAACATGGCAGACCTAGCCAAGAACAACCTTCAGAAGCTAGAGGATCGTAAGCGCCGTGGTAAAATCGCAGGAGAGGGAGATAAAAGATGAACAACTACTTACCAACAGACTACCAATCATTTATTCACAAATCACGCTATGCTAAATATTTTGATGGTAAAGGCCGTGAGAATTGGGATGAAACAGTTTCACGCTATATGGACAACATCGTGCGTCCTATCACAGGTGATGACAGCTACATTAAGCAAATTGAAGAGGCTATCCTTAACCTAGAGATCATGCCCTCTATGCGCTCTATGATGACAGCAGGGGCAGCAGCAGCACGTGACAACACATGTATGTATAACTGTTCTTACGTGGCTGTAGATAAGCCTACACGCTTTGACGAGGCTATGTTTATCCTACTGTGCGGTACAGGTGTGGGGTTCTCTGTAGAGCGCCAGTACATAAGCAAGCTACCTGAGGTGCCAGAACAGTTGTTTGATAGCGAGACAACCATTGTAGTCAAAGACAGCAAAGAAGGTTGGGCGAAAGCGTTCCGTCAACTATTGGCACTACTATGGACAGGTGAGATTCCTAAGTGGGATGTGTCAAAGGTACGTCCTGCAGGTGCGCGACTAAAGACATTTGGTGGACGCGCATCAGGCCCAGCGCCTTTAGTAGAACTATTTAACTTTGCTGTAGCTACATTCAAAAATGCACAGGGCCGTAGGCTATCAAGCATGGAATGTCATGACCTTATGTGTTTCATTGGACAGATTGTTGTTGTAGGTGGTGTACGCCGTTCTGCTATGATCTCATTGTCTAACCTGAGTGATGATCGTATGCGTCACGCTAAGTCAGGGCAGTGGTGGGAGACAGCAGCACACCGTGCGCTAGCGAATAACTCTGTGGCATATACTGAGAAGCCCGATATTGAAACGTTTATGCGTGAGTGGACAGCCCTTGTGGAGTCTAAATCAGGTGAGCGTGGTGTGTTCAACCGTGAAGCATCTCAGAAACAGGCTGCTAAATATAACCGAAGGGATAGTAATTGGGAATTTGGTACTAATCCATGTTCCGAAATAGTCCTCAGATCAGCGCAGTTTTGCAACCTTACTGAGTGCGTTATTCGTGCTACTGACAATATTGATGATATTGAGCGTAAGGTAAAATTTGCTACAATCTTGGGTACAATTCAATCTAGCTACACTAAGTTCCCGTACCTATCTAAGGATTGGCAGCGCAACACAGAAGAGGAACGCCTACTAGGTGTGAGCCTAACAGGTATCATGGACAACCCTCTTATGACATCCGTGAACCAAGGATTGGAGAAGACTCTTGCACATTTACGAGATATTGCTGTCGCCACTAACGTTGAGTGGGCTGATCGTCTTGGTATCCCTCATAGCGCTGCTATTACCTGCGTCAAGCCATCAGGCACTGTCTCGCAGTTGGTGGATAGCGCCAGTGGTATACACTCTCGCCATAGCCCCTATTACATACGCACTGTACGTGGTGATAACAAAGACCCCTTAACACAGTTCATGATTGATAACGGTATCCCTAATGAGCCTTGTGTATTTAAGCCTGACACTACTACAGTGTTTAGCTTCCCACAGAAAGCCCCTGCAGGTGCAGTTACACGTAATGATATGACAGCTATTGAGCAGCTAGAAACATGGCTTACGTATCAGCGACACTGGTGTGAGCATAAACCATCGGTGACTATCTCAGTACGTGACAGTGAATGGTTAGAAGTGGGTGCGTTTGTATACAAGCACTTTGACGAGATGTCAGGCGTATCATTCCTGCCTCACTCTGATCATACATATCAGCAAGCACCTTATCAGGATTGCACAAAGGAACAGTATGAAGAGCTACTAGCACAGATGCCAGAGCGCATTGATTGGACTAAGCTATCAGAGTATGAGCAAGAAGATAATACTGCAGCTATGCAGACGCTAGCTTGTTCAGGCGACTCATGCGAAATCGTAGACCTAACCGCAGCTTAGGTAAGGTACAATCACCCTGCGTAAAGGTTTGCCGAATAGAAGGTGAGCACTGCGTGGGGTGCCTACGCACTACAGACGAGATACGCGATTGGATGATCATGTCTGAGTATGAACAAAAGAAACTACTACATGAATTAATGTGGAGAAAAGATGACCTACGTAGTCGTATCACGAAGTGATTGTAGCTACTGTACATTAGCGACAGAGTTACTTAAAAAGAATGGTGTAGCATATACGTGTTACTCATTAGAGTCATCCCGATGGGTACTTGACCTTTTCAAAAAGGCTGATATAAAGACAGTACCCCAAGTATGGGATTCAAAGGGTAACCACATTGGTGGTTATACAGAGTTGCAAAGTTATCTGGAAGGAGATTAATATGTTAGCAACAATTATCACAGCACTTACATCAGGCTTTATTGCCGTAGGTGTAATTAATGAAGTGGTATTACCAGCAGGTGAATACACGGTTGAGAAGGGTACGGAATTGTATCAAGAATACGTAGTCGAGACAGACTAATGTATGTTCTGGTAGCTATACTGTTTTTGGGTGAGAACTATATGATAGACCCAGCGCCTATCCTTTTTCCTAGCTATGAAGTTTGTAGTCAAGCAAAGGAGGTGTTACATGAACGGCTTATGGCTACCAGACCAACACCTGAAGCGCAGGTACTAACGTTCTGCACAGAAGTTCCAATGGGAGTTTAATATGACGAAACTTAAATGCAATACATGTGACGGTCCATTAAATGATACTAACTGGCGTCCGTCATGGAAAGCTACGGGTAGAAAGCAGTGTAACGATTGTGGGGATGAATATAATCGCAAATCAAATGTTAACCGATTGCATATAGGTGGAAAGTATATTAAGCAGAATGACCCACTCTATAAGATGTTTAGGCCCGGCAATTATACCTGTCTAGGTGATGCCACGTTTAAACAAAGTGAGATTAGTAATATCGACTATGGCTATGTTTACACCATAACAAACAAGGCATGGCCAGGGTGGGTAAAGATAGGTATGGCTGTTGATGCAGAAGATCGCCTCAAAGGGTATCAGACTAGTAGCCCCTTCAGAGACTTTGAACTAGTACATAAAATCTATTCAGAGGATAGACGTAAGACAGAGCAAGAAGCTCACAAAATGGCTAAGCTTAAAGCTGAACGCACTGAGAGTGAATGGTTCTTGATTGACATTGATAAAGCAGTAGAAATATTGGATAAGCTAAATGAACATAACGGATTTCCCAAAGAAGCAGACACGCACACGGAGAAAGACGAACTACAAGAACAGCCAATCCAAACAAGTTTCGGGTTTTAGTCCACGCACAGATAAGCAGAAAGCATTATGGGATGCAATGCGTGAAAGCACTCAGGTCATTGTACTTGGGTGCGCTGGGACGGGTAAAACATATGTAACTGCTACTTATGCAGCAGACTTATATACTCTCAAAGAGATTGATAAGATTGTTATTACCCGTCCTCATGTAGCCGTTGGTAAAGACCTTGGATTCCTACCTGGTAGCCTTGAGGAAAAGACTTACCCGTGGGCATTACCAGTACTTGATGTCCTTCAAAAGCATTTAGGTAAGGGTACATTAGACACAGGGATAAAGAATGGAAACATTGAAATGGCACCTATTGCTCTTATGCGTGGGCGCAGCTTTGATAATGCCTTTATAGTTGTTGATGAAACACAGAACATCACAACACATGAACTCAAGATGTTGTTGACTCGTGTAGGCGAGGGTAGTACAATTGTTCTCAATGGTGATATTCAACAGTCAGACTTGAAAGAAGCGGATGGTCTATCAAAGATCATACATCTAGCAAAGAAGCACATGTTGCCTATCCCTATTATAGAGTTTGGTGTGGATGACATTGTACGCAGTGATATCTGTGCTGAATGGGTTAAGGTATTTATGAAAGAAGGTTTATGAGTTTAGAAGCAGAAGCGCAGGCTCATATGTACAAAAAGAAGAAGCAATTCCTACAGGCATTAAAAGAGTATGCTGCATACTTAGAAAAGTTTTATGATGACAATCTTCACAGTAGTCATGAACTTGATCAAGCCAAGACGCAACTTCAGAGTAGTACATTGTGGGCAGCAGAAGCAGCAGATATGCATGGAATAAAATAAAGGGGCCGTTTGGCCCCTCTTTTATTTAGCTAGCTTACCGAACTCTCTGAAAGCTTTATCTACCGTTTTCTGTCCCGTGAGATACATTAGAGATAATGTAGTCTGTCGTGACTCTTTCTCTTGTTCATCTAACTCAGGGTCTTTCCTGATAGATTGTAGAGCCTCTTCATAACTCATGTCTGAGTACCCAAAGCTATCTCTAAATGCCTCCCAGTGAAGATCAGCATCATTCTGTTCTCTGTATGACATTGCCTGTACTTCACCACGAATGTATGCATCAAAGTCAGGTGATTTACCTTGCTGCTTTCTAAGAACATCCTCTGCTACATTACGCTTTTCTGTTATTAATGTTTTAACATATTTAGTGATAGCGCGTTTCTTAACAGCATCCGTTGCAGTAGCGTAATCGGGCCTATCCATAACGTCCTGCTTAACCATAGCAGGTAGAACACCCTGTAGTGCAGCTTGTGTTAGTACTTCAAGCGCTGGGTTCTTTTCTCTGTAAGGATTATACAAAGTAAATGGATCAATCTGTAACCGTGACAATTCACGTTGTAGTTCGTTTTTAGGTTGAACACCTACAAGACCTGTAAGCTGCTTAGCCATAGGGTTGTTAACACGAATAGGTCCATCACTAAAGATATCGAACCGCACCATATCATAGCCTGTATCACCGTTAGTAGGATCAAGCATTGTTTGATACTGTGTACGTGATGCACCACCAAGATACTTAAGTAGACCCTTCATGTGTGTCTCACCTAGATCAATACCAGTAGTATCCTTCAGAGCCTTAGACATTTCATTTAGATTGAAATCAGGTAACTGCCTAGACATACGCTGGAAGGTGGACATACGTAGGTTAAACCCTGTCTCAAAGATAGGGATGTTTACGTAATATGAAGTTACAGTAGGATCACGTGTCTCAGGAAAGAAAGATGAACGTGAGTCAAACTGCCCATAAAAATCTTTTACTACGGCTAGTGGGTATGTGTAAGATGCAAAGTAATCACCCACAGAGTCGAACACGGGTGTAAGATCACCTGCACCAATAGCTTGTACCCACTTATCTGCGATACCTGCATTAGGTCTAAACTCTGTACCAACTAAAATCTTGTTAGCCTCACGAATAAGTTCTGGCCCTGTCTTGGTTTCTTTACCTTCCATAATACGAGCAACAAAGTTAGCAGACCATTGTGTAAATGCCGCTGGACCCCATGCAGCCTGTGCATTGTATGTTTGCCCGTCATATGCCTCAGCTTCGTACCACTCACGGCCCTTTTCTATGTTGCCTCTTTGTATTACATACGCACCTGCAAACCCTGCTGCACCTGTCATAAAACGTGCATAGTCTTCATCAATAGCTTTTTTACCTGATGCAAGCCTACGTGCAATAGTAAGACCTGTGTAGTCACTGATGAACTTAGCCTGTGACGCAATGTAACGAGGGAAGGGAATAGCTACAGTTAATCCTGAATCGTGAATAAACTTAATAGCTTTACCTGCAGCTTGGTTAAGTCCACTTGCATCTTTGCCACCGAACCTACGTTGGAACGTAAATGCAAAACTCTCATTCAAAGCTTTATCTAGTATATTGTCAGGTAGCTGTGAGATAGTACCCTTCTCTAGCATATCCATCACAGATGTACCTAGCTGCTTATTACCCAGCGTACCTAGCTCACGATCAACGACACTGGCAATCACAGCACGTTTAAACACGTGGTCTGACATAGTGTTAAGCACGTTAGCTGCAGAACCTAAGCGTCCTAGCCGTGTGTTACCCTGTGTTGCTGCCTCTGCTTGTGCTGCGTTAAGAAAGACGCGAGACATTTTCTCAGGTGCTTCCTGTGATAGCATGGTAGTAAGGGCTTCAGCTACATAGTGATCATCTGTTAAGTACGTAAGAGTCTTAGTGCTGTTTCTAAGTGTTGAACGTGCTGCAGCTTTATCACCTTTTACACGCTTGATAGCTGCTAGGAAGATTTGATCAACAGTATCAATGCCAGCGTTAAGACCACCAAAGATATTGTTTCGCATTGTGGTGGCAGGCTGTGATGTCATGAACGCTCTACGTGCGTCTTCTAGGTTTTTAAACCCACGCCATACTTTACCACCTACACCAGACATAGCATCTAGCTGTGCCTGCGTAAGCTCTGTAGCTTCACGTCCTGATATCTGTGACATACCTTCGTCATACAGCATGTCTAACTTCTGTCTAAACGCATCGACACTAAGCTTACTAATCTTTACGCCACCGTTGGTAACTAGGTTGCGCTGGGTAGCAAGTAATTTAGCAGCCTCTGATACCTCTGCTGCATACACAGCACTAAGCTGTCGCCTAGTTAGTCCATACTTATCTGCTACATCATCAAATAGCTGAGCGCCGTGTCCTTCCTCTACAGCACGTGCAAGGTATTCTGTAATGCGCTGCCCTTCCTCTGGCTTAACCCCTAGCTTACCAGCTAGTTCATAGGCTGCAGCACCCAAGCGTTTAACTACGCTACGGTCTAGCCCACCGATTAAGCCATCATCCAACCCCTCACTTAGGAGTGTTTTCTTTAGGTCCATACCCTCTTCAACCAGCTTAGGGTCAATAGAGCGTAGAATTTTCATAGATGTGAAATCAAATAGTTTAGCCTCTTCACGAGACTTTACACGCTTGATAGCTGTTTCTGCTTTC